AAATTAGGAAACAAAAAATGTTTAATACCGAGAAACTTACTTTAATAATGGGCAAAGTGAAATTACTGAAGATGCTGATAAGGCTCCTTCAAAAGAGGTGACTATTCGTTCTACTATTGTAGAAGAAGAGACGCCAGACGATAGTGACGAAAATTCTGTTATGGGAAGATATGTAAAGGCGATTAGCCGACACTCGAAAACAGCGTAATTTATAAATAATTACGTAATCACAAATTAGGAAACAAAAAATGTTTAATACCGACCAACTAGTTAAGAAATGGCAAGCAGTTCTAGAACACGAAGACTGCGCTCCAATCACCGATCCTCTGCGTAAGTCAGTTACGGCTCGCTTGCTCGAGAATCAGGAAATCGCGAATCGCGAACAGACCACATCAATGAGCGGATTCCTTTCGGAAGCTGAGATGAATGTTGCTGCTGGTAAGGTTGCTACATACGATCCAGTTCTGATTAGCCTTGTTCGCCGTGCAATGCCTAACATCATCGCTTATGATGTTGCTGGTGTTCAGCCAATGACAGGACCTACTGGTCTTATCTTCGCAATGAAGTCTGAATACAACACGACCACCGATGCTGTTGAAACTTCACGTGAAGCTCTGCATGATTATGTTGATACTGCCTTCTCAGGTCGTTTGACAACTACTCAGGCTGAAGCACTTGAAGGTACCCGCGATGCTGTCCGGAACCCAGGCGGTTTTGGTGAGATGGGATTCTCAATCGAGAAGCAGACCGTGGGTGTTAAGTCCCGCGCTCTTCGTGCTCGTTATACCACTGAGCTTGCTCAGGATTTGAAGGCTGTTCATGGTCTCGATGCAGAGTCTGAACTGGCATCCATCCTTTCAAGCGAAATCATTAACGAAATCAATCGTGAAATGATCGATGGTGTTAACATTGCCGCTGTTGTTCCTGCTGACCGCGGAACATTGATGGTATCGGGCGACTATGACATGGCAGTTAACGATGGCCGTTGGGCTGTTGAGAAGTACAAGAACCTTATCCAAGAGATCGAGCGCCAGGCTAACGCTATCGCACTTACGACTCGCCGTGGTAAGGGTAATGTGGTAATCTGCTCTGCAAACATTGCATCTGCCTTGGGTGCATCTGGTATGCTTGAGCATAACCCACAGCTTGCAGCTGATCTGCAGGTCGATGTTACCGGTAACTTGTTTGCTGGTACGTTGAACGGCCGCATGAAGGTCTTTGTTGACCCGTTTGCTGCTGCTGAGTATATCACAGTTGTTTATCGTGGCTCAAATGCCTACGATGCCGGTGTGTTCTACTGCCCATACGTTCCTTTGACAATGATGCGCGCGATTGGTGAAGATGATTTCCAACCTCGTATCGGATTCAAGACTCGCTATGGTATGACCGCTAACCCATTTGTGGTTGGTGCAGGAACTGATGAGTTCGGAACGGCCGCGTCTAACGTGTACTTCCGCCGCTTCACGGTTTCTTCTATCTAAGCGATAGTTTAACCTCCCCTAGAAGAGCAGAGAAGAAATTCTCTGCTCTTCTTTTTTTGTATAAATAACTATATGGCAGAAGAAATTAATAGCAGTGCGATGTTATCCCCGACTGGTTTTCGTTTGACTATCAATTCGGAAGAGTTTAAGGGACTTGAGTATTTTTGTATAGCAGCTGAATTGCCTTCTATAACTCTAGAATCAATCGAGGCCTCTTTTAGAAATGGAAGAACGCCTATTCCAGGTGATACAATTTCTTATCAGCCTTTGCCGGTGACGTTTCTAGTTGACGACAAACTTCGTAACTATATCGAGCTCTTCAATTGGATATACAACAACGCGCACTCAAACGAATTGATATGGCGTGACATGACATTAAGTATTCTTACAAATAGAAATACTACGAATAAACAGGTGCTTTTTCATAATGTCATTCCTTCCAGTTTGACTGGTTTAGAATTCAATACACAAATTACAGATCTAGAATATCTGACATGCAGTGTTGAGTTCGCATATCAAAGCTTTGAAATAGTATAACAGTGAGGTAATTACATTATGATTGACTTAGATACGATTCACAAAATGTGGGAAAATGACGCTATCATTGACAAAGTCGAGCTCGATTCAGCGTCTATTGATACGTCGAAACTACACGCAAAATATCTATCATTATTTGACGCATCAAGGATGCTGTTAAAAAGGCGTGAGTTAAAGCTTTCGCAAATGAAAAAGGATAAATGGCGGTACTACACTGGCAAGATGACTCAAGACGAAATGGATGCTTATGGTTGGCCATACGATCCTTTCAATGGATGCTCTAAGCCAATGAAATCTGAACTTAGTATTTACATCGATTCAGATTCAGACGTACAAGCGCTTCAACTGAAAATTGAGTATTCAAAGATTACGACAGAAGCAATCGAAGAAATACTCGGTGTTTTGCGTTGGAGACACAGCGCGATCAAAAATATTATTGAGTTTAGAAAGTTTCAATCTGGTATCTAGTGAGTGACATACACGTTGAAAAAATGAATGAATCCCATGTAAGGATCCAATGCGATCGAGGGATTCTACACGAGATAAACGATAGATATACGTTCTTCGTTCCAAACTATCGTTTCATGCCAAAGTACCGCAATGGTCTTTGGGACGGAAAACTCCGTCTGCTTGACACGCGTAATCAAGTATTACCGCACGGACTCGTAACAGATTTATTGAAGTTTGCAAAACAAAGCAACTACGATATTACTTTAGAAGAGTCTGTAAAACCTACGTCGGTTGACATCGAGCAGTGCAAGAAATTTCTTGAGTGTATAGATATTCCTTTTGTGTTGAGGGATTACCAACTCGAGACATTCCGCAAGATTATACAGAATCAAAGACATGTTATTGTATCGCCTACAGGTTCTGGCAAATCATTAGTTATTTACCTTACTGCGTTATATAGTCAAACCGTGCTTGAACAGAAGACTCTTATCATTGTGCCTACAACATCATTAGTTGAGCAAATGACTTCCGATTTTGCTGATTATTCAATTAATAATGGTTGGTCAACTGATGACTATGTACATAAAATTTATTCAGGGCATGAAAAGCTTAGTGACAAACCTATTGTTATTACTACATGGCAATCGATATTCCGTCTTGGTCGTGGGTGGTTTGAACCATTTGGCACTGTTATTTGTGATGAAGCACATCTAGCCAAGGCCAAGTCGATTACAAGCGTCATGGATAAATGTGTAAACGCAACACATCGTATTGGTACAACAGGAACATTAGATAATAGTGAAACGCATAAGCTAGTGTTACAGGGATTATTTGGTGATGTGTTTAAAGCTACTACGACGAAGAAGCTAATTGATGCTGATACCTTGTCAAAGACTAAGATAAATTTGCTCCGTTTAGAATACTCATCCCAAGATGCTAAGGATTTTAGACGTGAGGTATCTAGTTATCCGGACGAAATGGCATACCTTGTTTCAAATGATAGGCGTAATGAATTTATATGCAGGTTAGCTATAGCACAGAAGAAAAATACCCTCATCCTGTACAACTATGTGGACACCCATGGTATACCATTATTTGAGAAGTTAAAACAACTATTGGGTGACTCAGGCCGTACCACGTTCTTTATATCGGGGGCTATTGATACTGCTAGCCGCGAATATATCCGTAAAATAATGGAAACGGAGAGTAATGCAATACTGGTAGCTTCAATGGGTACGTTCTCAACAGGTGTGAACATTAAGAATCTACACAACATCATTTTAGCAAGTCCAACAAAATCCGTTATTAGAGTTTTACAATCCATCGGCCGAGGCCTCAGGAAACATGGAGAGAATTCAATTCTGCGGGTATATGACATTATTGATGATATTACAGATGGCAAGTCAAAGAAGAACTTTGCTTTGAAACATGGTCTTGAACGAATGAAGTTATATATGCGAGAGAAGTTTGATCACGCCATGTTCTCATTTAAGTTATAAATAGTATAAGAGACAGTGAATTATGTATTATATACAAGAAGATACTAGTAGTGATCCCGATATCAAAAAGTCAGAGTTCTATCAAAGAACTCAAATTCTTAAGTTAACAACTGGGGAAACTATAATCGCTATATTGAATGAAGGTGAGCACGAAGATTTCTATATTCTGCAATATCCATACGTTCTGCATCAGGTTGTTGCCGACGATACCTTACACACATTCATGACTCAATGGGCTGTAGGCGCAGATCTTCCTTTAGTACCTATTACTGGAGATGATATCTTAACTGCATATAAGCCTTCACTATCAATCTTTATTAAATTCGGTAAGTCCATCATAGAAGACAATGCTGAACGAATGGGTAAAACCGTACCCAAATATAACTGTAAGAAGACTAATAACAGGTCTAGGAACTCATCATCTATCGATGATGGATTAGAGTGGTTAAATAGATTCAAATGGAAGCCTGACGAGATTTAGATATTAAAACTCCAACTGGCTTTGTTTGTTCGATTAACTTAGATAGGATTATACCATACTCGAATAAGCTTGTACACTTTTATTTTTACACAATATGTTAACAACACAAAGTTGTGTACAAACCCTTTAAATTATGGTAGTATAGATCTATCAATTAAACAGATTGGCTAATATGAAACAAACACGAACTAGACGAGCTCCAGAGCACTACGTCAGTAACAAGGATTTTACTGCGGCTGTAGTTGAATATACTTTACGCAAGGACC